TTTATTATGCCGAGCAGATAATCCCAGCCATACAACAAATAAAAGAATACCACAAGTAATTCTTTTTGTTGAGCGATATGTATACATTCGTGATTTAATGTGTCTTCTGACATCTCTTCCCTGCTGATAATAAATGGGAACAGGGTGATAGCAACAATATCTACCACTATCGAGATTGATTTAAGAAACTTGGGTGCAATTAGTAATATAGGTATTTTCATATGTCCATCTTCAATTTAAATGTGTAATCTTGCTCTTCTTCTTTTAAAACCGGATCAGCAAGTGTTGCGATTCCAATTAGGTTCTTCATATTATCATATATGCCGACTCTTGAGATGTATACTTGACGTTTAAATGGGGCGTCAAAACTTGCAAAGCTTGATGACACTGTGTTCTTTATTCTTAAGACAGGGTTTTCTTCATAAACCTGAGAGCCTGTTCTAAGTAGCTTACTCTGATTAAACGCAACATATGTCGGATTATTCGAGTGATTAACCTGACCCCGGTGCGCATGAGCAAACATGGTTTGAACTTGTGTCTCTGTTGTTCCGTTAAAGACTATCTCAAAAGATGCCGATGCAAACCTAACATTGTTAACTGTATGTGACGTGATTCCATCGTTGGCGCCGGCACCAAAGTATATCCATTTTGACGTGACGAGTCCGCCGGCGGTAGTTCCATCTACCAAGGGCAATAACTGATCGTTAATATCCCATGAGCCTGTCAACAAAATCAGACCTTCATTATACAAAACAACGCCTGCAACTTTTCCGTTATCGCTGGCACTTCCAGATACTTGGATAAGCTCTCCATTCTCTTTTGTGTCTCTAACCTCCGCTTTCAGGGCGCCTGATATATAATACCTCAGCGAAACAGTGCCTTCCTTCATTTTGTTTCCGTAGAAGATAGATGGAATGTCAATTAGGTTGGTTGGCTGATTAGCCTTGTCCCAACCAAGCGAAGATGATACAACATAATGCTGACTCATGTATCCATATTCATTGAGCCTATTTTTCAAAGCATAGAACTGACGATACTTGGGGGCGCCTAAAATAGTCTCTACGGTATTGGTTTCTCGATTGAGTACCACTGCTGCCCTAGCGGGATCGAAGTTATCGTCATATAGCGGCTCTCTTGCTCCGGGAAGTGGCGACATGAACACTCTAGTAATCGAAGCGGTCAAAGGATAGTTCGCCTGAATCACATCGCCAAATTGAAATTCGTTGTTAAAGGACAGCTTGCCGGCTGAGCGGAATGATGCACGTGCAGAATCCTTTGTTATGTATGGAGATATAGGTGGATTAAAGCCGGTGGTGGTTACTGATTCATCAGCAGCAATCTGCACCCCTCCGTCTCTATCTATATTCTGCTCATATAAACTAACACCCCCCGAAGTGCTGGAGGTGATATTCAGAATATTGTCTGAAAACGCACCAGACTGGTGAGGCGTATTATTGTAGTACACCTTGGTACTGTAGATATTAAAACGGACTTGTGGATATGCCCGCATTGTGTTCAGCACAATATCGTTTGGGCCAAACTTACGGAAAGACATTTTTAGTAGTCCAGTCTTACCCTAATCGTCAACTCATTTTGCGGTGTCTTCTTAAGCGGCTCAGACAATTTTGCAACCGCGAGAAGCTCGTTACGGGCGTTGTACAGTCCCACAGTCGTTGCATATGCTACTGGTTCGTCCGAAGCCACGCTCTTAACCTGTATCTTACTTTGAGAGACATACGTGGGGTTTGCGCTGTAGTTGAACTTGTTTACCGGCAAGCGACAGAAGTAGATTGTAGAGTTAATTTCTGTGGAGTTGTTAAAGGTAAGGTTTGTAATTCTTTCTCTGAGAGCATCCGCGGAGCTTGAGATTGATCCTGTGGCGATGGATGCCGCACATCCGAGCGCGGGACCGATAGACGTTGTGAATGCGGTAGCTGCGCCACTAGCAAACTGATTGAATCCAGAGGAGTTAGATAAGTCAAAGACCGAAGATGTAATAACGGCGATACCAGCTTGGTAGAACACTACACCGTATGCACCATTATTTGTGGCGTCCGTCGAGCCAGTCGAAGCTACGCCGGCGTTCGTTGCGAACAGGACACCGTAGTCACCACCCATGGTGTTGACGGTTCCGTCGCCATTGGTTGAGGCACTAACGTCTTGCAGTGTAACAGTCTCTGAGTGTCTGTTACCCCATGGACCGATTCCTAACTCAAGTGAGAAGGTACCCTTCTTAATTTGATCTTTGGTTATCAAACGAGAGAACGAAACAACCATCACCTCTTTCATTGAACCAGTGTTATCAAGCTTTAAATCTTTCTCGAACAGGCGGACCTGATTGTTAGATCCTGTATATCCCAGCAAAACTTGAGAAAACTGATTGTACATGTTAATCTTCTTGCTGTTTTGAGTATTTGTTGAAGCTGATAACTCTGATGACTCGTCATATCCTACCGTAATGTCCAAGATATGGTTCGCCGAGGAACTCAAGTATGGGTAGTCATATACACTCTGGAACATGCCATGTGTGTAATTTTTGATGTTATCGTTGTTATATGTGCCACTATTGATGATCGTGCCTGTGAGCGGGATCACCTCGTGCAGTATTGTTTTTGTTGTTGTTACGTCTGTGTTAACATTTAAAGGTTCGTAAGAAACAGGCATTCATTTTCTCCAGTTTATGTCTGTGCTAGCTTGATAATTCTGATTGGCAACTGTAGATTAGCGTTGGACGCTAGTCCCATGACGTAGACAGTTGTGTCAATAAAGTCATAAAGTGTGCCGTCTCCAAACAAGTCGTTGGAAGTTGTTCCAAACTTGCTGTAATCTGTTTGTGTGATATCGCCTCTGATTCGGAAATTCAATGCAGTGAAGGCGCCGCGGGGACCAGTTATGGCAGAGTATTGACCACTATCGTCAACATTAACGCCAGTTGTCCCAACGTTTGAGTATACTCTTGTGACGCCTCCTCCAACGACTGTTTCCAAGTAGTTGGCTAAAGTAGCAGATCTTTTGGCGTTTTTTCCGACTGCTAACTTGACTTCAATGGTTGCACCCTGTTGGGTTCCATTAGAAAACATAGCGCCGGCGCCTGCGCCCATCGCAGTTTGAATAAATCTACCATCGTATCGAACGAGGAATCCGCTATCCATAAGTCCAACCGACGCAATGTACGTGGCTTGATTGACGGAAGAAGCAGCGATATCGGTGCTATTAATTCCAGTCTCGACCAAGATAAACCTTCCGCTGGTGTCCGCATCAATAAGGATGTTCGCGCCGGGCACGTTAGATGTGTCGGTCATAACTTTAGAAGTAGGAACGCCGTTAGCATTGGTCTTACTATTATCAGCCAAAAAGAAAACATTTTTGGATACTGATTTGGATGCGATTCTAGGGCTGAACGTTTTTTCGTTTACTTCGGCAGAGGGAATATAGAGCAGGTCTTGTCTCGCATACGAAACTAAGCCGTAATTAATATTAGCGTTCGGCTGAGTGAACGCTTCTAATATGGGAGTTTGTAAAATTTCTAAATCATAATATGCAGAACCCGATGGATGATTTTTCTGGTAAAGACCGTAATCAATCTCATCATCTCCAACACTGAACTTTGTTATTTTAAAATTGCCTCTGGCCATTCTCTTTCTGCCAACATCGGTCAATACGGCGTCTAAAATAATGTCGCCTGAGTTATCTAAAAATCCCATTTAATTTCCTCTCTCTATAAATAGTCTTGGTTTTTTTAATCTTCGTCATCTTCTTTTAATTTTATATCTGGGTCATTATAAGTAATGTTTAAATCGATTTTTTTGCCAGTTTTCTTGGATGTTAGACGAATCTTGAATATTTTACCCCAGATGTCATCGTTTGTTCCGCCAATGTCAACGCTGTTATATTGACTGCGGGCATCTTTGCTGAAATCTGCTGCGGAAGTGTTGATCTTAAGTTGATCTAAGTGTGGACTAAGCTGGAACATATTCTTGAACGACTTGGATGGATTGATAAATTCTTCTTCTAACAGATCTTGCTCAAACAGCACATCGAAAATTCCGTATTTATATCCTCCGTCATTGACAAGCTCAGCTTCTATGATTGTGTCCACATGTCCTGACATATTATTATCATTAACCGCCCTAAACAAGTAGTAGTATTTGTGATTTGATTTTATAATATCATTAAAGACAGCAGTTGTATATGAAAAATCCATACCATCAATTGATAAGTCTACTATTTTAGGTATCTCATTTTCAAAATCTCTAAAGCTCTTGGGTTTATTGTCTAGCCTAAACACTTCTATGCGCTTTTGAGGAGAAGCTGTTCCCTCGTGGATCCTAGTGTGATCCAATATGTCATTTGCATGCAGGTAGTCTCTCTCGTTCTTTATATCATTCTCAGTGATTGGTCGAGGATACGGCTTGGGGCTAGTATTTTCATAGTTTATATCAAAGGTAATCATGTTGTCATTATTTAACGTATACCCCGGTACCACATCCAAAGAATTTGGAGGATGGTCCAACACCTTGAAAGTCTTATCCATAATCGGAACTTCAATTAGTCTCAAGGATGGCTGCATAGTTACTTGGAAATTTGCCACATATGGCGGAAGCACGTTGCCATCATCATCGCTAAATGCAGACACTTGAATTCTTTGGGCGTCTGTCGCTTTTTCAGAAAGCTCGTCTCGAACTTCTGCATCGACTTTCGCAAGATAATCATTCGATCTTAAGAAGTCGTCTTGATATTCATTTGTGTAGGGATTATAATATTCAACACAATATCCCAGAGGTGCTGTTGGTGGACCACCATCGAGACCCGAGGCGACCTCTACAGGTCCGGTGTAGCCATCTTCCCTAACTTGCCCAATGATTCTGCTAAGTTGCAAATTGGAATATTTGTATTTATACCCTTTCACAAGATAATAAGCAAACACCTTGTAGTGGTAATCCTTTTGATATTTTACTTGTGAATCGATTAAATCATAGCCGTCCATCAGTTGCGAATTAAAAATCCAGAAATTCTGTATGTCTGCTAGTTGTGAGCTATCTTCCAGTGTTGGTCCTTGTTTTTGCACTCGGTATGCGATCACCTCATTATATTTTGGCTGAGGAGTTAGCGAGTTGAAATCCATTTTCTGGTACACCTCTGGAGTAAACCCGACCTCGTTTTCTTTCAGGGTTCCTGCCGAACTAGGCGATGTTGGAAGAGTACGCTCTTGTGAGTTCAACAAAGATGCTATATCGTAGATGGAGGTGCTAGCGAAACTTGTTCCAAACTGAGCTATGACTTCAGAGATCAAATGACTCAGGTTTCTGCTGTTCAGGGAGCGATACAGAGCCCTTGTGTCAGTGGCTGCCATTCTACTTAGATTCTGAAGACCTACTACTTGGAAGTCTTCGTGCTCCATGATTACGTTATCATATGCATACAACAGCATTCTCAAGAAGTCGACAGTGCGATACTGTACCGATCTGTTTGTTGTGGTGGTAACATTTTTTGTTTTACCCACAGAGCCGCTTACATACTTCGAAGTTTTTTGAAATTGCATCTCTGTTATTGGCACTGTAGCGCCTGCTTGCCCTAAAAAGACTTCCTTTATTGTTCTTATTAATATGGTGTCACTGTTTGTCTTTTCTATCATATTCCTATAAAGTATGTTGTCAGCATATTTTCTCCAACTTACTTTTGCATAATATGGCCACGCCAACTGTGTCTCGCTGAGAGACGTGTCGTTGTCGAGCAATTCGTATGCAGCATCAGCGTCAAACAAGATATTTCTACAGCTTTCGTTATGTCTTTGCCGAACTGCAAATTCTAATGAACTATACCTAGAGGGTATCATTTGATCTATGTATTTGGTGCTCGGTATCAGCCACGAAGGTACATTTAAGGTAATGTGACCTTCTTGTTCAATTCTCTCTGGCGGGATAATAAGCGCATTCATTTCTTTAAAAGTCAATCCACCGCCAAAGCTGTAATATTGGTAGTTGTAATCTTCGATCTGCTTTTTCGCTCTTAACTCTCGTTGTGCCACTTTTGCTGTCGCGACTGTGTTATAGGCACTTCCTATGGTGTACACGGTGTAATAATTTGGAATGTCTCTTTCGGATGGCAAGTCAGCAACAAAATTCTGATAGATTGGAAAATATCGATTATAGTCGTATGACAACTCTATTGTTTCAGTGGCTGTTGTGTAATTTTCTAAATAATTTTCTTGTATTTTTTCATATGGCAGGGATATTACAGTAAAGTGATCATCATAAGCGCCTGTATTGAACATTGGCTTTAAGTTGTGATTTAGATATCTTCCACCAGTAAACAAAACTTGCCAGTATTTGCTCGCTGTAGTCACATCACTTAAGTGCTCAGACCTGCTTGGATCTCCCTCAACGCGAACAATAAAATTAGTAGATGGAATCACGGTGTCGCGAGCAGCAGCATATCGATAATCATCTCCAAAACCACGCTCAAGAGAATTACCTCCAAATTGAACCATCATGTCACCAACATAGGAACCAATTTGTTCTACATCTGGATGTGGATTATACGCTGGATTAAACGGAACAAACCTAGGTGGGACGTTAAGAATTCCATGGGTGTTAACTTCATTAACAAAATATCCACCTAAAGAATTGCGGATCCTATCGCTTGAGCCAGACAATAAATTTAAATCCACTAAAGAGCATTGTTGTATTGTAGGATCAACAGGGGCTGCCGCTTCAGAAGCCGGTGGCGCCATAGGCGACTCAATCGGAATTTCTTCTTCGGCTATATCAGACACAGCCGCAGCCCTTTCAGCCATGGCTTTCTCCCTCATTTCTTTTAACATTGTCTTTTTCTTGAAGGCTAAAGATTTAGCGCGTGCTTCTTTATCCATTGACATTAGTAGGAACCTCCGCCACCGCCGCCGCCGGAACCACCACCGCCGCCGGTGCTACCTCCGCCGCCGAAGGAAGATTCAGACTCGGAGGGTGCCGATGGTGGTGCGGATGTTGATATTGTGTCTGAGTCAGATTTTATTCTTACATTTGCACCGGAAACACTCTCAGTGCCTCCAATTCCTCTTGTTCTGGTTGCTGCTCTATCAGCCATCATAGTTTTATCAGTACTCAATGTCATCTCTTCTGCCAAAAGAGTATCCTCTTTCAACTCTGGCTCTTCAATTGCTTCAAAGTCTCGGAACAGGTTTACTTGCTCAGTAATCCTTCTTATGTTTTGTCTTTCCGTGTAGCCTAATTGAAGCATCTCTAGTGCGTCTTCCAACTCGCGACCCATTCTCTCATACGAGCCATTATAAACGTCGGGAGAATATGTCGTGGCATCATATCCAAATTTTAAAACCATCGATAAAATCTCCAAAGGATCATACGTGAAGGGGCTCTTGTACCGCGCCGATCCATACTCTTGTTCAAGGTCGGTAACAAGTGAGCCCTCCACATCGTTAACTTGCGGGTCGAATGGGCGATTAAAGAAGGGTACCGGAGACATATGCCCGTATATCTTCAAGCCTGTTCGACCATCAAGCACGCCCCGATCCGGATCAACGTATACGCTGGCGGCAGTCGTCTCTGCTAGCATTACTCCAAAACAACCACTAAAGAAATCCACAGCCATATTGACTACCCATGGAGGTAGCGATTCAATATCTGGCCATCCCCATTCAGTGACCTGAAAGCCCGACGTGGTACCGAAGACATTCATCTGGTCCCTGTCTATCGTTCCCACCGCGGTGGGGGACATGTTATGTGAAATTTTCTCACCAGTGAGCACGCCAAAGCCTGTGGGCACTACGGCAGTTGTCTCATCTATGACATCTACTCTTTCTTCTTCAAAATATTGATAGTGCTCTGCCTCAGAGGCTTCCATAGCAAGATCTTGATTATTGCCTGCACGCTCTACAACGCCAAATGGATTTGTTGGTTGATCACCCATTTTCTAACATCTCCTAGTAGTATTTGTTTTTACCATGATAATCTCTTTTTTGATTTATTACCGTCATTTGTGAAAGTATGTAACTTAAGTCTGGAACTTTTTTTATCTTTCCGGTTCCTATTACTTTTGGCATTGTATATGCCGAAGGGGCACGTACTGAATCTTCAAGCTGATAGAATGGATCATTGTCATAAGGAAATTTGTCTTGAACACGAATTTCTTTATTCACTGTGTTTTTAAAGTCGTCGATGTCCATTATGTTTACGTTTGAAAGAGAAGGCTTATCGGAGTTGTCCTGTAGCAGAGAAAAATTTTCTGTATGCTGGGATACTGTAATGTTCATCTTTGCAAGAGTCTGTTCCGCAATTACGTTTCTCCTATTCTCAATAAAACACTTAGGTCCCCTCATTTGTCGAATGTTTGTGTAAGGTCCAGTGCTAGTTTCCATCGATAGTCTGGCAGATTCTATGTTATAAAGAAGCGGTTCATCCTTTCCATTTACTATTTTATCCATAAAAACTTTAGTTGATTTTCTACGGTTTTGGATTGGCGTTGTTTTAAATTTTACAAGTGGTGCTTTTAGTAACATTATTGTTTTCCTTTTAGATATTTAGTCATCAACAAAAATCAATCATCAGAGTTCGTCAGTCATAGTATAAGAATCATCGGTAGCGCGGGAGCTATAATCACCAATATGATCGATAACTGGTGTTCCTATGATGGTCTTGAATGTAAAAGAGAAGCCTTCTTGCAAGAACTCCGGATCGGTCCTCATGGTTGCTTGCATAGTGGTTAACATTTCATGCATCCCTTCACATTTTTCTTTGAAATTTCTTAATGAAAGCAGATTTCCAGTTTCAGGTCGAATTCGCTCAAGAATGTTATTGGATGTCTCGTTCATCAAAATCCTGTCTCCACCAAAAGTGTCAGTGAATATATTCTCATAAATAGTATTTAGGGCCACCATACGATGCCATGGTGTGTCGGGTGGGTCTGGGTACTCTCCTATCATTGAATCAACAAAAAACTTGTTAAACTGTTGGTCAAATGCGTTGAAGGCGCACGCCTCTTCTGCAAAATCATAGTATTCTTCTATAAATTCTTGATATGTGACGTGATACAGTCGCACCATTGCATAAACGGTTTGTGTTGACTCGTCAGTAATGCTGACTCTGATATTCATGTTATCCCACGAAATTCTTCCGTAGTCTGCCAAATCGCCCTCGCCGCCGTCGGCTGCCGGGACGTATGGAGGCGGATCTTCTGGAATTCCTGCGCCTCCATCTGGTCCGGGGAAATACCCTTCTTCGCTAACGTACGGGTTGTTATATTCAAAAGCCAGATCATCATCTATGAAAGTTTGATACTGGAACATCATCATGCGGTAATCTTTTCTCCAAGATTTGCCGCCCAACAATGCGGCGTTATTGAATCCGGGGAATATATAGTTTCGCATCACCAACTTGCTGTGTAGGTCCACAGGAGCGTGCTCAGAGTTCATCAAAGCTGTTATGTCGACTTCGCTCATTCGTGCGGCTTCGGCTGCGGCTTCCATCTCTTCTTCCTGTGCTGCGGCTGCCTCGCCCTCGTTGGATTCTACAACTACGTCTCGCAGAAGCGTGAACCCGGCATCTTGAATCATATCGAGCATGCTGCGATTAAGACTCGCGTCACCTCGCAAGTCAAATGCGGGACTCTCTGCGACATTGTACCCTCCTCCGCCGGCACTTCCGGCGCCGCCGGTATTAACTTCTAGTTGAGCACTACCAAGACTTTCACCGGTGACTGAGGGTGTTGCGTCAGCGAATGCCTGATCGGCTAATATTGATCCCGAAGTGTATTCTGTTATCTGTGCAAAGTTTATATTCTGAACAGCATTGATCTTTCGGTATGCATATGGTCGATTGTTAATTTCATCTACCGGAGATTCGAATGTCATTTCACTAAAACTGGTTGGGTTTTGCATCGCAGTATTAGTACTCTTATCTTTTATTAGCGCCAGCTTTACAGTTCGCTTTGCGGGGGCGCCATTATTTCCGGGAGTGTCTTGAAAATTGTCCATTGTAACCATCGCATGATTAAACTTAATCGCAAGATTGGTCATTCCTTTTCCACGAGGGAAGTACGACAAAAACCTATCGACGTTCATGACTTTAGACATGTGAGATTGTTTTCTGATGTACTTCTCTAAATCAAAAAAGAAGTAGCCATATTTTTTGACCACAATGTCAAATTCTGCCAGCGCTGAATGCACGCCCACATCACTCACTACACCCTCTAGTTCTTGTCTTTTATTTAGATATTGCCTTATCAACTGAAGTATTTCAAACTGATTGCTTCTAATGTGCTCTTTTATTTGGTTTACCAAATCTTTACCAAAATTAACTACAAAGGTGTTGGTATTCGTTCGATTACTGGGTGCGCCTTCCCATAAACCATATGGCAGCACCGGTCGATCATTTGCGCTAACAGAGTTCAGAGAAGAATAGTCAACAGAGCACACCGCTCTAGCTTCACTGAAACCGAAGCGAGACCGGTCTACAGAGCCAGCCCATCGGTCCACTTCATAATAAGAATATTCCGGATCCGGAATCACTGTGGCTACATAAATTTTACAAAGACTATTGTTGAAGTACGATTCAATTTCTTCGTCCATCATAGCTATAAAACGATCTTTGAACACCATGGCTTGATTATCTCTTTCTGCTTCAGAGTTTATTCTGTCATAAGGCATCGAGTCAAGCATTGAAAAAAGCCTACTAGAAGCATTTTCTGCACATATTTCTGGACCTTCTTGAATATATTCATCGAGCCTTGTCAAAGCATTAGCGCCGGCATCGTCACCGTCGCCGTCCTCAATGCCCATTGCCGAATCCACAAGAGTCTTAATATCGTCACGAAGGTTCTTGTATTTTCTTCTGCTACAATAATAAAATAAAACTCCGTCGCTTGGAGAGGCCGGGCGACCGACTTCGCTGAAATACAACAAATTAGTTTTATCACACCTGCTTGAATTGGCATTTAGCGCCCTTACTCCACCAATCTCTTCAAAGTAGTTACTTAAATAATCCTTTGCTATATCAAAATTGTCTTCATACAATCCAGATGACATCTGTTGAGCAAAATGATTTGTATCATCATCATCGATCCCTGCCATACCAACGAATTGGGGCGTGTTGCCTGCAAATTCTACGACCTCGCGAACGCCATCAGCATTCAAGCCTGATTTGGGGACATAAAAAATAAGCTGTTGATCTAATTGTGCCAACCTATACAGACTTAGTATATCGTGCCCACTCGCGGCACTCCAGAAAAATGGATCCATATATGCGTTGTTTTCTTCTACAGATCTGTAGTGTGTATGCCATCGCTTCGTCAACTCCCAATCACCCCTCTCATACTTCTTGTAGACAACCTTTGCCGGTGTTCCATAGTCATCCTGTGATGGGTGTGCGTATGCTGGTGTGTTGTCAGGGCGGCTTCTCATAAGCTCGCGCATCTCTAGTCCGCTGTATCCATTGACACCTCCGCCGTCTGGAGTATCGCCTGTTGCAAAATATTGATTATAGTAATCTGAAAGACCGGCAAAAGTCTCACCATGAGATGAATTTACATGAGGGACATAACCAAAAATATCAATTGTTGCTTGAGGGTCAAAAGTTGTTGAACCTTCCCAGTCGCTCTTTTTTAAATTTCCTCTGGACCTTGGTCTGTAGATCCCGCCTTTTGTATCGCCGCCTGCCCAATATTCAGTACCGGCATCAGGCTGACTATCTTGAACCATTTTGCGAAAATAATTCGGCGCGTATTTTTTACTACGCTTACCACCCAGTGTTTTATCAGAGTGCCAATAGAATGGTGGCTTGATTGGTCCGTTTCGATTATTGAAAAATTCTGAGTTTTCAACATATGTGTTGCTGACGTTGTAAGGCGAGTCTTTTTGTGGCTCCATGCAATAATAATGCGCACCATCGTGATTTTCTGAGAATCTGTAGTGTTCAGATTGACTACCTTTTATAAACCTTGCGCTCCATGTATCGTACACCCATCTAGTGATAGCTTCGGTGGCGTTGTCAAAATGATTTACTCTTTCGCCGTTTTCGTCCACGTATCCTGTAAAGCTAAAATTGTCACCAGCAGGATTAACAAGCGTTTGAAAATCTGCTCGGATGGACGAAAATGCCTCTGCTGCATTTTCAATTCTTTCGGATGGGCTCATGGGCAATTCTGACTGTCCGGGGAAAGACGCGGGCTGATGCTCCATGGGAACATAATTTGCTATGTTGGTGTGATAAAGATGATTATATAAGAAATCGCGGTCTGTTAGAGACGAGTCAAATGAAGCCTGAGAAAATTCTGGTAGTGTTAACTCGCGCGAATCAACCACACGATAATTTCTATATATCCTTTTTACAACTTCAGGCTGTGTTCTAAGGGCGCCGTCTGCATTGTTGATGAGCGCACGCAAGCGATCATGGTATCTTACTGCTCTTGAATCCTCCAAGGTTACGGAAAACAATTGTGCAGCTTTATTTAGATTCTGTAGAAGACCCACACTACTTCCATACGCTTGTAGAACATACTGTGTTTCTGCTAAAGTCTCCTCTAGTTCCTCGTCGACCGGAGCATAGGGTGTATATTCTTGCATTAACTGCGAGATTTGTCCTATAATTTCTTCGTGTCCCAAATCATCTGTTTTGTAGTATTTTTTGTTTAAGGAAGCTAACACCTTATTGGGGTATTGTATGCCGTCGGCATCAACAAATACGGGCTCGCCAAATGTCGCAAGAGAGCCATTTTTTAAGATATCTTCATAAGTAAAGTCACTAAAATTCAACGCATATGTTCGGGGATCTAACTTTTCATTAGCAGCAATGCTATAGGGATGTCCACTGGTAGATGCTGCATAAATTCTCAACGATTGCAAGTCATTAAAATGAGAGATGTAGACGGGAATTTTTATGTTTGATATTTTTAAGACAACGTTATTATCTGTATCATACTCTGCCGTAACATCGGCAATTTCAAAAAAATCCGATAATGGCATTGATAATATATACTCGTTTGACCCCATAGCTGCTGTTGCTATTGCGCTCCAGTACTCGTTATCGCCGCGGGTACCTTCTTGTAACGCGGTGCGCTGTCCATCGGCATACAGATCAAATATTGATACTAAATCAACCTTTCTGGGTATGTCTGATGGTGCCGTTATATCAATGAGCAAGCTCATGTAAAGGCTTTCACCTTCGCCATATTCATCTTCTATTCTTGAAAACAACTCAGTTGACAATTCTTCAGGATTAAACCCCTCCCATGTAGACATGTAAAAGGATAAATCTACATCAACTCTAGTGAGATAACGAAATCCCTGATCCCGATCGAGCATCTCGGCTGGAGGACTGTCGGGTGGCGCCAAGGGGGCGGGAGGTGAATCGATAAGAGGAGCCAAGGGCGTGTCGACGGACGGGGCGCCCGAAGATGGTGGACTCTCAAGTCTAGTGAAGTGCAATTTCCTGTCTTTGTATATATCTTCAAAGTCCAGATACTTGTAAATTGAATCATCCTTGTTGACTGTGTAAAGAGTCATCTTTTCGATGGTGGGTGTAGGAAGGTTCCTGCCATAGTATTGAATGGCTTGTTTTTTTGTTAATCTAGGCATATCTCGGGCTCCACTGTACTTCCATAAATGTCGTTGTAGACGTCTGCTTCATCTGTTGGTTTGCAGTCCAAATCAATATCTATATAATACGATGATTTGTTGTATTCTTCAAGCGATTTACACACAATATCTTTATCTGCCATTTGGTCTGTCTTAAAATCAAAATAATATTCCACGGCGGTTTCAGGATACTTGCCAACAAAATCTGGTCGCGGGTTGGGTCGCGTCATCAATCCATCAACAATTTGCTTATCGACGTTCTCAAAAAATTTTCTAGTTAAATCTTCTGGCTGATTTGGCCCAGATGACGTTACTACAAACATTTCTACATCATAGTTTTCTGCTAAAAGCTCAGTGTTAACTTCATCTATATAAACTATTGGATCTTGAGAGGTCAGATATATAAATTTTTGATCGGCAAAATCAGCGGTTGAATTAATAGCTCCCCTGATTGACTCAGGACCAATTTGGTCACTTTGCCTAGTGGGGTGTCTAGCTTCTCTTATCTCTTTCCTGTAGTCCACTGTTATATTTACTTGGGGTATGCTTGATGTCAGCTTTCCTGTAAGTTCGTACTTTGTGCTCGTGCTGGTGATTTTGCCATTTAGTACTACGACTTTCCATGCCGGCATGACATCTTTTTCTTTGCTGTCATGCATTGCGTCACCAAGAGCGGCATCAAATCGAAAAATATCTTTTCTGGGGCGATATCTGATTGGTGTAATGTCTGATAGGTAGTAGCTTGTGGCGCCGTCTTGAATAATCTCAGACATCCCCGTGACCCCTCGATTGAATCCTATGTTTTCTACCAACGTTTGTCCCGTAGAATCAATGTCCTCAAATAGCGTCAATGTTCCAATGTACGGTGTTTCGTTTTTGATTCTCTCGTTTATTGAATTTTGAGACTCACTTATGTTGTTGTATCGATTGTCATATACTATGTTATCATCGTAAAACGCATAATACGTTGGCTTGTAGTGTCCTATGGATAACAAATACTTTCCATAATTTGTCAATTCGAAATCGTATACACTGTGCTTTTTATTGAGTATCTTGGTCATGTTATCTTAATTATCTCTATTATAAATATGTTTTTGGTTTATTTTTCAATAACCCACGATGCCGCTGCCGCCGGCGCCACCGCCTTGGTCACCACCGCCACCTTTTTTCAGCTTGCCCATTTTACCCATTGGCGGAAATTTTCCTTTATTAGGAATCCTGTTTTTCTCTTGCAGTTCATCCAAGTGTAAGTCGTTCATTTTCTTTCTCTTCTTCTTATCTAAAATTTGGTTTTGCTTGTTGCGCTTGTTCGTTGCTGCGTCGAAAGATTTTTCTTTGTCTCTGTCGTATTTCACATCAGCATCGAAAGTTATGGTCTCAACAATGGATATGTAGTCATATGGCCAGTTGAACTTAAGTGGGTAATCATTTGACGTGTTCCGAGAGAATTCTTTTTGATTATTAGGCTGGTCAACTTGTCTTGTGATCATATCTGCATACATTGTTTGACCGCGTTGTTTGACCTTAAAGACCATCCATCTCAGATTAGGATTCGAAAGTAAGTTGTATTCGGTCAATAGCTCTGTATTCATAAGAGTGTGGGCAGTCGACTCTTGCTCAAAGGCTGCGTGCTTGTAGTCGCGGGGTGCAAGGTTCTGCCAGATGTATGAGAGGTCGTCCTTATCAAGAGTGTATTCAAACTCGAACATGTACATGACGATTGGAGACACCTTTTTGTTGTTTAAGAAGTCAAACTGTGGCGGCAGCACATAGTCTTGCATCTGGTCTACAAGGCGTCTAATCGATGCTCCGGCGGTATCCAATGAGTCACCCTCAATGCTTCCCTCTAAGTTCTTCAGAGCAGCCTCAAACCTCTTTTGAGGTATGTTAATGAACTGCTTTCTCGATTGACCAGATTGAGCAGCGGGCTGAGTTTCTCCTTCTACAAGACCTGTTTCAATGTATGGGATCGCCACAACTGCTTCTTTGATAACTTGCTGATTTGCAACATCACCCAAGCGCACTGTAGAGTTGTTTTCATTGAAGCCGCAAAGATCAGCAAATGACTTCATATTCTTGTAAAGCAAGGGACCTTCTGCCGGTGTGTAGTTGTTATAAACCGACGAGCCGGTCACAACATCATAGTGGTTTTGCAGCCATTCGCGCGGAATCTCACCGATCTCCATGAAGATTCCCTTATCATCACTGTCGGGCAGAATACCAAACTGGTGCCACATACCTTGTGCCAATGAGCCAGACCCAAAGTGCGCGGGTACCGATATCTTTGTTGGATCTGTTGGGACCTCACCCAATACTGAGTGTCTTTCTAGCGGGCGTACGCCAGTATCAGCAAAGTTCATCATTGGTGTCTCAAACTTGGGCTGAATGACCCATCTTTGTCCTGTGCTTTCGTTATCTTGCGAGATTAGATTGCCAAACTTATCATATTTTTCTTTTGCCTCTAACTCAATACCGAACAGGTTAACGCATGAATCGACTTGCATGGCGTTGTCATTAATGTTTTCGCTAGCGTATGGTGTAAAGTTTCTACCAAAGCTAGGGAAATGTGCGCCGACGCTGGCTGTATTCTCTGTTGTGAATACCATTTGATCGCGATGAAGGGTTCTACGATAGAATCCATCTATCTTTTTGTGACCATGCATTGGAGAACCAGCATCATATCTTCTTTGGATAACTTGTGTTTCTTTAAGTATTCTTGCTAGATCATAGTCAACACTTGACGATGGTCTAAAGATAAAGTCAACCCAAGATTCTCCATAGTAGTACGGCGGAGTGAATGACCAGTTGTAGCCATTGAGAGAATCCTTAACACCAAATGACGAAGCCGATAGGTTGAATTCATGACCGCGCTGGCGGAAAGGTTCAGTGTAAGATGCGGAACCAAAAACTGTTATATCCTGTCTTCCAGATACGGCTGGCCCAAACGCTGTTGGTCGACTATACATAATAAAGTTTTGCTTGAACGTAGTGCTAAGTTCTGGGTCTTGTGGAAGTTCGTAGGAGCCAGATACGCCTGTAATTTTGGATACTGGTGGGGTGGAGGCAGAAGTAAAGTTTTTGAAGAAAGCGCGAGCACCATTTGAAGAGTAGAAATAACTTGTGCCATCCGAACCTTTCTCGTTTTCGTATGTTCTTGAACCCTCATATGATGTTCTCATACGCAAGCGGGCTCCGTACACTTCGCCGGCTCTAAATTGCTTCTTACCAAAGTCAACGCCTTCGCTTCGAAGCTTGGTGTATTCTCCATCTTTAAGGAAGAATTTACCAACCTCTGCAAAGAAGTTAGAAGAAATACCTTCGTAAAGTCGAGATCCTGCACGAGAGGCGATCGATGCTGTTGCACCTCCCAATATTGGCAATCTTGTTCTTGGGTCTACTTCCATATCAGGGAACCTAACGCCATTGATGTACCTCATTGGCTCCATGATTGCTTCAAACGGAACGCGGAAGTCCCAGAAAGCTCCGGAAATATATTCGGCTGATCCAACTGATGAGCCAGAAATAGCACCGCCGGTGGCGCCACCGGGAGTGGTCGGATTTGCCGCGGCAATCATGTAGTTTGTGGGCGAACCCGTAACTACATATGGGTTCGAACCGGAAGCCGCTGTTCCCGTAACTTCTTGCGCAAACATCTTATATCCATTAGTTACAACTGGATAGTCGACCGCCATACCGGATTTAATTGAATTATATAAGATTCCGGGAGCAAAGAGCGGCTGCATAACTGGTCGAGCGTAGCTGTACTGCATCAAGGCTGTGCTTGTTACAGCAGTAATATCTGTTCCTGTTGAGTCTAGCGAAGTAAATGTTAACGATTCAGCGTAGGATCTTGAGAATTGACTTACAAGATCTAGCGTTCTATCTGCCGGGTAGAAGCCCTTGTACGGATTAAACTTAATGGTTGCCTTGCATGTCAGTCTGATTTCGGAGCCTTTGAGGTCTGACATCTTCTTGACGTCGACAAAGTTTTTCATGAAATCAGAGTTAGAATAATCTTTGTAGAAAGTATCTTGCGAACTGCTCAGGTCGGTTCCGGGAATCTCCAAGTAATCAAATACCTGTCCGTCTACTCCAACCTTGGCATACTTGCTAATTTGTTCGGAGATTCTAAACTCCGGAACAACTGCGTACCCCTTAGCAATTGTCTTGATGTCGTACCTGAAGTCGTCGTAGTCATTATACCATGGTTCTGACGGAGCAGGCACAAATCCAACAACACCATTCGAGGTAGTGAGGTATCCTGCCATTCTTCCAGCTTCCCATGCAGCCTCTCCTGAACCAGTCATCAATGAAGCAGTAATCGGAAGAGAGCCGATTCCTGAGCCTGTTTGAGTAAGCACAAAGTTATTGGCTTCGATACCAGCAACATCTCGGCTAGTTGCCTGAGAAATACCAACTGGGCTGTGTGCTGAAAGTGGCGATTGAAGCATGTGCTTGCGGGCATACAAGCCTCCATTTCTAATCACTAACTGTATCTGCGAAGTTTCGGATGCAACACCAAATTGGAATGGTACTAATACAATGCTTGTGCTTGTACTAGATGTTGCGGGAACACCGAAATGATATGTGGAATACGTATTCTGTAATTCACCGGCGCTGTTCGAGTGTATCAAGCTTGAGCCGTAATAAAGCTGCATTCCATCAGTGTGCCACAACAAGCCACCTATTGAGGCTGGATCAGATGAAGCAGTTGAAGTTATTATCGGAGGAGCAGTTCTATCTAGGAAGTCTAGCGGCGCGTCGAGCGGCCAAATACTTTGAGTAATAGATCTGTTTACAACATCGAAATCAACATAGGATAAGGCACCAACTGAGTTTGGCACGCCCGCTCCACCACTAACACGTGTTTCTTGGTCGTTTCTCCAGAATTTGTTATCATACCCAACACGTGTCATTGATGAGGAAATAAACTCTCTTCGTGTTGATGGGAACAGGTTCTCGGAGTATAGAATCCAGTTAAGGTTTACATTTCGATCCAATCGCATGGCGACAAGCTGTTCAAATGGAGTTACCTCGCTATCAAAGTTAAGATTTGCGAAAACATCTAGCTCTTGTTCGTTGAACCCAATCATTTCATTGTTGTAAGTTGTCTTAAGTGTTACATTGTCGGGCTGCTCGACTAAACCGCCAAGAGATGTTGAGAATGCGTTTGCGTAATCCATGTTTATGTACGCTGGTCTACCCTTCAGAGACAGAGGCGGAAGATCAAAGTTTCTTTGTACATTGCCCATGTACATTGTGGAGAGTTTGTTTGTTCTCTTCTCGTTAGTAAGGATTGGGTGATCGCCTTGGCGCATGCGAACCCAGTTAGCGCCAGCATATTGATTTTGGCGCTTGTACATTAGGTTATTAAAAGCTGGAGCATTAGCAAGTGAATCGTTACCAACAATGCCGATTAAATCAGTATTCACATACTGACTGTTGGTTTCGGTAGAATCAGATAAGGGTATCTCATTTCTGTATCCCATTGTGTTGGTTGCGGCTACAATTGGCTCTTCAATGTTTAAATTTAGTCTACTTACCTGTGGAATAAATTTATTAGTGACAGCAGGCGATGCTGTTGTCACGCTCGGGAATGCCCTAGTGCTAGAGGGCACAGAACTACCAACCTCACTAGCGCTAACAAAGTTCAGAGGCTCGATATAGGTTGAGCCGCTTCGGAACAAGAAGTCACGAGGAGTGAATCCACAGTGCCACCATGATGCTGTCGATTGCAGCGATGCCGTAATCCAAGCGTACTGTCTTGAGTCGCGAGGAATCTGGTGCTGGATGAAGAAGTTGTCAAACAGAGGGCGAGCTTCAAAAGTACAATCTTCTCTTAAACCAATGAAGGCTGCTACACAACCTTTTAGCGGATCAGGGAATACTGTTGACATTGGTGCACCGGCGGAATCGCCGGAACCACTGCTAAAGCAGAAGTCAGAGGTTGTAAAATTCTCACCCATCTTGCAAACGGGATACATGTTGTTGAGAGGCTCACCGGAGTGATCGAAAATAATGTTATTACCTGAGATGGGCTGTCCGGGGTTAGAGCCATAACGAATCGCGTCGTCGTCAGAGATACCTGCTGGTGACGGGTCACCTAATGGATACCAAGCATGCAGCTTGGTTGGAGCAACGGAATACGCGACGGACGCTGTTAAATCACACGGCACACCACCGTTATATATTTCAGAGATCTCAGAAGCTGCAAGTGAACGGGTCCATATGGAGCACTGATCCAAGGCACCTGAAAAGTTTGTAGTACCTACTGCGGCATCGCTCGACTGCCCGCCGAAAGTATATACCTGATCTCCTGTCTTACGGGGCTGTGCTGTTGCTGTTGCCGTGTCGAAGCCCTTATACGCATAAGGCGAATCTATTTGTGCATCGTAGGATCGGATAGTGCCAGAAGATGCCATACTGACTACCGAGGCTGTCATATGAACACCATCAATATATATTCTAACCAAATCGTGTGAATCTTGAGTGCTATTCAAGGCTCCTTCGGTGCCTTGGAAAGTTACTGCATAATGATGCCATTGTCCATCTTGTAGCTGATTGGCACCAGTGACTGTGTAATCAGATTGAAGGGCACTACCTCCAAAACCGGTTGTAGTGCTGCGATATCGAGTTCTAACAACAAATTGATTATTTGAAACCTTGTCAATACGAATAAGAGGTGAACTAGTGGCGGCCGCTTTTCCAACGGTCCAGAAGGTCATAGTTGTCAATTGAGAACTTGGAACTGCCCAAAATGAAACAGTGGCACCATTTTTATTACCAAGAGTTCTGAATGATGCGGTAATAAAATTACTACTACCAGTATCGGCACTAGCCAGCACTGGACCTCTTGTTGACCTATCGAGGAAGTACAGCGATCGATCATTGTTTAAAGCTGCACCTGATGCAACGGGTATCAAATCGCACGAGATAGCTCTGGTTTCACAGACGTTATTCCTATGTATTTTATGAAATCCGGGTAACTGATTGTAAGATGCACCGGGGTTTGTAACGTGTAGCGAATCTCTTCCAAACCTAGCTGTGTGTCTGGCGTAGTGCGAGCGAAGACCGTAATCTTTGCCATGGATGTCGAATACACGAATACCAGCAGTACCACTACCTGTCGGCTCTGAAATGCTACCAGATGGTCCCTGAGACGTCTTAATGACGGTTGGGTATCGCTTACCTAATGTGTTGTAAACTGAGAATGTGTTTGACCTGAAATCTCTATATCCCGTACCGTCTGTTACTGGTCCTCCGACGGTGCCGAATCTAGTTGAAATTATTGAGTTGTTTGTTGTCCCGGTCAAGTAGCCGACATTATATTCATCTATAAAGTTAAAGTGACTCTCATCAGTTCGATGGATATCTAAAATAGTCCTTGTTTGGGTTGAACTTGTTGTGTTGTTTTGAAAAGCTTGCGCTGGTAACGCAGGTTGATTTTCAATAAACTGTCTGGGGTTTGCGTACGCATCAAACGAGTGGACAATCTCATAATTATGTTCGAAGTTACCAAGAATTGTTGAACCAGTCCGCATGCGGATGTTCTTGATATTGACAGGACGCTTAGCAACAAAATCGCGATAATAGACTGCTTTTTGAGAAGCGGTCATTGGGTACGCAGGCTTATCAGTTGCATTTGCTTCTGGCCACGGATAATCAGCAGAGACAAGACCAATAGCGCCCGAGAGGCGAGGTCCAGCGTCACATACACCGCGATATCCAAGGAGCAGCTTCCAAGCCTCTGGGCGGCTTCTGTAGTTATCAAAGCCTGAGTAAAGCAATCCCTTGTGCGATGCACTGACGTTGAGTGGCACGTGTCGAGATTGATGACCACCAACTGCATATTCAGTGAATGGACCTTGCATTGGCTTCTCTAAGTCGGTACCATATACATCATTGTGCAAGTTAGTTATTGTTACACTAGAAGAAAGGCTGCTTGAAATCCACTCATCTATACCGCCTCGGATAGTCCCGCTCATAATGTTGAATGGGAAAGCAAAAGTGTTCTTGGTGTTGGTGTAGTTGGTAAAGTCACCGTCGTAATCTCTACCCTGTATGACGCCTATAATTCTGTGTCGTTTCTTGCCAACGTTACCATCCTGATTCCATTGTTCCAAATCTTCAATTTCTAATAAGTCTTTATCATGAGCCAACAAAACGTTTGTGGGAACAAATATCCCACCATGAGTGTTTATCGGACCTGCAGGATATGTTGATGCGTATGCGAAGGCAAAGCTCTTGTTTGGTGGGAAGTTAACACCACCCTTGATCGTCGCTCTTCTTGAATTAGTAATTCCATCTACTGCAAACTCGCCAATCTCAACAACGCCATTGAACTGTGTTGATAACAATCTGTTTCGACGATATATGGTGCCGCCCACAGTAGTAAGATTAATTGCAGAACCAGAGAACGCAGGGCGACTCCATTTTATGTTTCTGATTTGACGACGTTTTGCGTCGATGGTTGCATCGCCAGAACTAATCTCATAAGAACCAATACCTTCGGCGCCGGGTTGGGCGCGTTTTTTCCAATAATCTTTATGCAATCTAGTCGGGCGTGGAGAAGATGGAACGCCACCAAACAAATCGACTTCATATTTTTTCGATTTTGCTGCAATACCCAACGCAGATGCTTCTGGTTCAGGTGCCTTAAACTCTAGTGTCGGGAACTGAGTTTTATATTTTGGTCTCTCTAATACATGACTCTCAATAGTGTTGTAGGTGTCATTTGCAAACTCTGCAGAGGCTGGCACCACTTGTTGGATAATGGTCGAGAGGGCGTCATCAAACCACTTATAGTATTCGGTGAACGCCTCAACGGTTCTTAAGTCTCCAAACTTTTCAAAATAAATATTTCTGAGCGTTTCCAAGCCCTTGTACTCGGCTCGATAACGGTTGACGGGATCACCAATTACATTGTTGAAGTCAATTGCCCCAGCAAAGTAATCAAGAATCTCCTCCGATATTGCACCGTACAGACTCTTCTCTAAAGTGTGAATATATTTTGGTACCTCGTCAAACAATCCATACAATTCATCGTCAGCAGTGAGAATGTGAACCATATCATCACTGGTGACAACTTCCGGATCAATAAACTTGAACTCATTTGTTAATTCATTTCTAACAACGTAGTCGGCACTAGTGGCGAATTTCGCTCCCTTACCCGGATATGGACGCCCGGCAATCTCGCCGGCCCAGCCAAAGTTGTCTCTCACGAATGTGGAACCAGAACTCAAATCTGTAGAGAAGAAGTTTCCTGAGCTATCTGAACCAGTTATCGTTCCAAAGTGCCAGTTCAAGGCTAAAGAATTCAGATTGTAGATGTCATGAGTGGTAGCCGCGCTATCAAACGGTGAGATGTTTTGATGTGAGCCAGAGATACCAGCGTTCTCACGATCAACAGTGTGCTGCTTTAAGCTCAAATTGTCGACATACTGAGTCCAATACTTCAGGCTGTTGAACTCAACGTCAGAAGGATTTAAGTTGGAGCCGGTTATGTTTGTGTTTTGAGCACCAACGTACAACCGCTTCCACGAGCGAATCATGTTTTTACCAGTTGCCGCGGCAATTGAAGCGCTGACCTCGAACTGATTTCGAATTGTTCCCAGAACATTGTTATAACCCCTGAAGACAACCTCATAGGCATAATCTTCTGAGCCTGACATAAAGCCGGGATTTTCTTTTGTGGGTCTCAAGCCAACTGACAGGTTCCAGTTTTCAGCATTGTAAACGCCTATGTAAGTGCTACTGGTCAGTTCGCCAAACGGGTGCGGGTCAAATGATGATGTTAGCAAGAAACGAACATTCTTAGAGCTTTCTTGATCTCTGACAGCATATACTTGGAAGTTAGCAACATCTTGCGCACCAGTAAGCGATGTAGTACCGCCGCCATATCCAGCACCCGAGCCCGTAAAGACAGTTTGCATACCAAACAGCGATGAAGATAAGAAATATCTGTCCATAGAATTCTTTATGGAGAAGAATCTAGGGAAGTGTACGCTGGCTTCAACCGTCAATCCGTAGGGATCTTGAGCACCAGCCACACCATCGGGGAATGCGCCCGGTAGCGCAGGCTCACCGGCGCCGGTTATGTACGATAAAGAATCTGATAAAGATGGGTCTTCGTCATTATACATAACAGCATGAAGTGCTGATGCGGTGTTAAAATTAAGTCTCTTTTTCTTCTTGAGTGTTTGTTTTAAGTTTGTGTCCAATTCATAGGTTTGATTATCTGAGTAAGTTTTAAAATATAAAAGATTGTCATCAACATTGAAGCACCTTAGAACATTTCTAACAGATGCCGCAGTACCTTTTGATTTAAAAATGTGGGTTAAGCTGTTGTAAAGGTTTTGATAAATGAGGTTCTTCGTATCATTTAGCTCATTTTCGTATAACTCAGAGTCGCTTCTGTCCTTAAACTTATCCAGTACATCGGCATCTATCATTATCTCTGGAGTCATAAGACCAAGAGACTGCGGTAGGTGTTGCGCAAACGGCAGTGGCTTATGTGATGCACTTGTATATTGTTCGTGCCTAAAAGACGGGAGCGCTGTTATTTGTAAGTACAACTTGTCGAAGTAGGCACCTACAATGTGCGCCATTTTCTCTAGATCACTCTCACCAGTAGCGTTGTCCTTACTCTCAGCTTCTTCAACTACCCATGATGGTATAAGATTGATAAACTGGGAACTGTTTTGCCCATCATGATAGAGACCCTTTTCTTCCAACTCGCTCTTAAGAGATACAACAGAAGGGTGTGTTTTGTATATAATTGGGTCTTCGTACTCACGTATAGCTGCCGATGCGGATAAAATTGCCGAGCCTGTATTTCTTGAGACAGTGGAGTATCCGGTCCATGCACCGTTACAAACTCTTCCACCGTAATCTAATACAACGCTGTCAATGCTCGAAGTACCTGTGATACCCTCGTTGAACTTATAGTACACCCCTAATGTTGTGTTGGAGATGTCTGTGTTTACACCTCCCCTAATTTGGGTGAACCAATTTCTTCCAATCTGTTGCCCATCGCGTGCAACTTTCCAGAATCTAAACTCGTCTAGCGAACCACTTAACTTACCTGCTCCCGCATATGCTGTGGGCAGTACACCGCCCTCTGCTGCGCCAGAAGGTGCTGTTAGGAGCGCACCGATTCTTGCCTGCATGTTTTTCGGGGACAACTCACCTATGTTTGTTGAGGCGTAGATGTTGGTGTCATCCAAGACGCCGTTTACATATAATTTAGCATAGAAATCAGAACCTGAGTTCTGGAACACAAAGGCGTAGTGATTCCAGTCAGAAAGACTGGATGACAAAGATGTAGAGCCGATTGACGATGTACTTATCTGCAGACATGACGCACTCAGTGTTCCTGACTGCACTGTAATCAAGAACGGAGATGTTGCGCCACCGGGATCAACATTTGCTTCAATTCTAAGACGTCCGTAGTCCTGCGCGGTGGAGGAACTTACAACCTCGTTCCACATGTCAAAAAATACTTGACGATCCGTCTGGGTGGGCGTGATATCAGAGCCTGTAACGGCCCAGAACTCAACTGTAACCCCTGTATCAAAGTTAGATCTCAAGTTTGAGAGTCGAGTGCCGCTACCATAATCAGATGGCAAGCCTGCGTTCACATATAAATTATCATCGTATACATTGTTAAATTGGAACTTACTGCTGTTCTCGTCGGGCAAAATCTTGCTAAGTGGTTGCGCCTTGCTTGTTGCAACTCCCGGACCACCTTTTAGTGTGATGTATTCCGGAGTCGATGGCACACCATACCCAACACTATGGTATGTCAGCTTGCTGGAAACTGCAACACTTGTTGGAGAAAGAGTGGCATATCCTGTTGTTCGGGGGTATCTCTTGTCAAAGATATATTTTTCAATATCTAAAGACTTGTTGTAAAACTCGGTAATCTCTGCATCAGAACCATCGTAGGGATAGAAATCAGGAATTCTATCTATCGCGCTCTTGTAGTAAAGATTTGCTGATCCAAACTTTGCGAAAGAAAACGGATTACTGTAATCTATCTGTGGAACAAAGGCATCTTTTCTGGCTTTTTGAGCCTTGAGATTTCTTGATGATTCTATGTCTTCTGTTAATTCTTTTTCGTTTTTATCTGGTATAAAGTTTCTACCAAACAGGTCCTTAATACTCATTATCCGCCACCCTGAACTTGAATAATTGATCTTGTTCTAACCAAGAAGAAAGTTCATCGTCATAAAATGCAAATTTGAGCCCATACTCGTAGCCGGGCTCAAGTAGTTTCATACTTAAATCAAAGTAATTTCCTGATACATCGTAAGATAAGCCGGTTGCGTTGTCGCTTCCTGTAAAGTACGGTATCACTTCTAAAGAGTCTAAAATCCTAACCACGCGGTACGAAGCACTGACAATTGGAACATGCTCTGGTGTAGTTTTTGCTTTTGTATAGATGGTTGGATTCCAATATTTATTTCTTACGTAAAGATTAAATCTAGCTTTTTCTGTTGGACTGTATCGCCTCTGAAGATTTGTTACGTTGATGAAATAGACGGGCTCTCTTGTGTCTGTGGTGGCTCCAAAATCTTTCGTGTTGATTGAGCCAGTAAATAAGAAAGTATTATTTGACCCGAGGGCGCCGCCGCTTCCTGTGTACCATACATCGTAAAGAGTCTTAATTTCAGATGTGGCGCCAGTTACGGCAATAGAGCAGGAGTAAATTCCTGTAGAGACGTAGCCACCCGTAATCGCATATTGGCCATCATATAGTTTTAACTTATGTCCATCGGGCTCTGAGTTGTCATCGGAGCCAGAGAATAGACTGACCATAATTGAACCAGTCGTACCTATCGAGGGGATGTTTGCCAGTCTTCCGCGGACGTAGTTGTAAAGATAAAGTGTGTTCAAGTTGTCTGGACCGGGAGCAAGGGAGCTACTAAAGTAAAAGTCTCCTCTGTCATCACGAGTAACAGAGTCCCAGCGAGCCTCAATTACCGGTCTCTTGTAGAAATATTGTGTGCCTCTTCCGAAGAACCTCTTTGTATAATAAGAGTCTTGAGCACCACCAGTATTGTTAATGATGCTGCCTGTGTAAAGCGGGGTGATGACCGTAGAGTTTGACGCTGAATAATATGCCTCAAATGAGGAAGAAAGAAAGATTCCAACGCCGTAATTTGTTTTTGTACCGGCGATCCAGTGTTCTACCAATGGTGATATATCTATTTCTAAATTCTCTAATCCGCTAGAGAACGTTTGTTTGAAACGAGGATCAGTAGCACCAGTTAAATATGAACCACCAACGGCTCCTACAGAAGAAGTCCAGTTTGTGGTTTTAGTTGCCTTAATCCAGTTTGAGCCGATGCCGCCCTTTGTTAAGTCTTTGTAGTTTTCTAAATCCAATCCGAGTCCTTCCTCCCACTCCTGCGAGATTGGGAGAATCTCTAGTGTGAAGTCTCTGGGGACTGTCTTTGAGGTCTCTGCATTGAAAAGCTTGAGATAAAATGAAACAGAACCGCTACCCGGTATTTTGTTTGCACTGCGATCAGCACCTATGGAGCTAATCGGAAACTGAATAAGTATTCTAGAAAGTTCTTGTGAACCACTGGCTGCTGAGGATGTTGCTTGCTGCCTTCCGTAAATGGAGTACGTCTCTATTATGTCTGCCTGACCGCAGTTTGCGCCAGTGCCGCGGGTGGTCATGCTTGGCTGATACGCATTTACAATTGTGTTATCTATACTAGCAGTGTATCTTACGAGAGCCATTATCTAACCTTCCCTATGATATCTGTGTCTGGGAATTTTAACTCCAGTATTGCATTTTTTGGAACCGCGAGATATGATCCATCAGTTGAGATATTTTTGTTAATATCTATGGATGCCGTTGAATATTCTCCGCCACTTTTTGAAGTGAGTGTTACCTTGATGACATCTAATACTCCGGAAACATTTTTTAGAACTTCATATATGTCGCTGATGTACAATGCTTCTCCGATAAAAAGTGGCTGTGAGAAGTTCTCTTTTAGAGCTTCTACACATTGATCCATAACAATAAACTTGTCCGACATCTTTTTGGGCTTAACTATGAAATTGATACCGAAATTCAATATGTAAGGATCTAAAATATCAATTGTATCATTAATCATTCTATATTGATTGATCCAAGTTTTTAAATTATTTTTAATAGTGGCATTTGCAAGTGTTAGTTTTCCTGACGTATTTTCAGAAACAACATACATATTCAGATTTCTCTTTTGGGAATCTAAATCTTTTTGAACCGACACTCTCTTGATAGAGCCAAACTTTGGGTGCATGCGATATGCTAAGTTTTCATAATCAGCCTGTGTGACTGCGCGGTTTTGAGTTGGAAACGTGTCGTAGACTCTTTGTTTTATTTCTTTAGTGTTGGGGTAAGTAACGTCACCAGTTATTGGTTCTTCGTTGGTTACCTCAAGAGAAGCTTGGACGTCATTAACAAGCGCTCCATTAAGTTGCTCTCTATTTTCAAACATGTAAACGCCCTGAGCAACAGAGTTTAATCCACCAACAGCAACATTAGAGCTAGTTCCGTTTGTGGTCCTGTATGTAACAATAAGAGTCGTGTTAGTCGGAACGATTCCAAAGCTTTCGTTTTCGCTCAGGCGTGTTGGATCAAAAGATGTTTTGCTAATATATGTTTTTCCAAATACATCAACCGCAACGTTTTGTGGGTTGGCAACCACGTCTGTGTTTGACATCTTGCCGCTTCCAAATTGCAGCGATACTGTGTCTCTTACCATCTGGGTTATAAATTTTCTTGATACAAGTGTTGGTTTTATAATTGATGGCACATTATCATTTTTGAAATTTGAATTTGCTACATCGCGGTATATCATGTCTTGAACCAAGTAGTCTACCTCGAAATACTCATTACCATCTGAATCAAATACGGATATAATCTCCGATACATTTTGGGCCGAAAGTGTTACTTTCTTGAACCTCTCAAAAGCGCCCACGTCAACTCTCTCTTGTCCGAACTGACCCGAGACCACGTTACCATACGCCTTCACAGCAAAATGGGTTGGGGCGCCTGTAGATGCGTTTGTTCTACCTACAACGAAAATGTTCCTTGGATCTGAGAAGTCAACATTCTCAGTCAACACAAAGCTATTTCCATCTTCTGAGCCAAATGTAGTTCCTCTCTTCAAAATGGGAATGTATCGAGTATCTGGACCTATGCCTAAACTGTTTGCTGGCACCAAGAGATAAAGCGCCACTCGACCATACGTGGAGGGTCTGCCGCCAAACTTATATCCCATAACAGCGCCATGGCGCACAACATTACTATATTGAAAAGCCGTGTCCATGAACGACTCATTGATGTTATAGTCCATGTAAAACGAAAGCTGATCACCAACATAGGCAACAGCGTCTAACATTAGAGCACCAAAAGATGCTTCACTAAAATCTTGAAACGAATCCGGATAAAATCTTTCTGCTATCTCAAGTAGATCTTGTTGAATCGTCTCGAAATCACGGTGTGTATAGTCGATTGGAAGAAGCTTTTTCTGATTTTTGGAGTTTGCCATAAAAAATCCTCAATTTAAATAGTGAATTCTAACAAATCTTGAATATTTAAATTCGGTATTGCATATCGAATATGAAGTCCCAATTTGTTATTATCGGGGTCTGAAGCTCCAAAAGAAATTTCTAGTATCTGGATTGCTGGTATATAAATTCTTGTTTGATTTAAAATATCGCGCTCAATCTTGGCAAATGTTCCTTCGTTGAAATTTTCAAACAGGTACTTCTTTATACCAACACCAAATTCTGGCTCCATTACTCTTTCTCCCGGATGAGTCAGCAAAAGCATTTTAAAGTTTTGCTTAATCATGGTCTTGAAATTCTTTATCATCGTAAAACCATCGATGGTGTCACGAGTGAGCGGTAATCTTACTCCGAGAGATGACATGTGTTTCCTCTTTTCTAATATTTAGATCTTCGTTGAATATTCAACTATCCCTTTTTGCACTCATTGCCTTCTGCATCGAATGGGTTTCCGCGGGCTTGCTTCTTCTGGAATGACGGTAAAATCTTGTAGGCAGAGTTAAATCGGAACTTATTAACGATACCATCAATCCACTCTCCGACTGGATCTCTGTCTCCATAGTCAGGCTTAGACCATTTTCTATTTCGATAATGAGTTCGGAACGCATTCTTCATGTAACGAGTGGTTTTTCTAAGTATTTCTTGATCCCATTCATCATAATCCAAGAATCCAAAGCTACTGAACCAGCCGTTTCGATCATCCTCTGATAGCCATCCGGGAATAAAGTCGACAGAGAAATTGAACTTGGGTCGCGTTCCTCCCCCTTGATTTTCAGGAATCTCCACTGACTCATAGAAAGCACCCTGTGAGCCGTCTGGCTTGCGTGGGCGCTTCAGGTGTAGACCGGGCTTGCCAGAATCACTAAAAGTCGGTGGGAACCCAGTTGGAAGGGTTGGAGAAGTTAAAGTTCCGCTCTCCGTAGTCCACTCACCAATCGATGGAGTCAAACCTATACTATTGTAGATAGCTAAAAGAGATAGCGATTTTCTAATTGAGAAAATGTATTGAGTTAAGAACTTGTATCTGGGAGAATCTTGAAGTTGATTGATCAAGCAGAGCAATATTGCACTGTTGGGCTCAATCCCCTTGAATCTTGAACAAGGCAGGTCCAAAGCGTCAACTCTCGTTTCTGCAACCGGGATCTCTCGTCCGTTGTGTAGCATTCCAATTTCAAGCTGATACTGAACGCCTAGGCGGCCTGAAACTCCGATTGGCTTACCTTTACCAACCACTTCGCCATCCCTAATAATATCCTCTAAGACTAACTCCATGGTTCCGGGGAAGTTAGTAGAAATGTTTCCGGGCAGACCACGAATCATAGCTACGCCATCAGCGTTGCTGTGCTTATCTCCATCAATGATAATGTGCTTCTTCAGATAAAATTCTTTTTCATCCAATGAGCCACCGGAGGTGGCGACGTCAACTATATCTCCAAGAGGCTCTTCAACATAATCGACAACACCGGTGGGCTGCTCTGAGTCATCATATTCTACAATCTTTTTGATTGTTACTATTTCAAGATTCTCAGCAAAGGGTATAAGTCGATCTTGTTCTTCCTCTTCGGAATGCTCAGCGCCGACCATGTAGATAATCTCTCCATCAACATCCATGTGTGAGTGATACTCTCCAACATACGGGTCTCCGTTTGGCAAGGAAAGCATATCACCAGTGGTGTAAGCAGAGACTCCTGCTTCAGCCGGCAAAGATCCGGGGGAGCCGGCTCTTGCAACTCGATGCTTGTGTTCCCCGTGCAGCTTCAAGTTTTGACCACCGGCGCAATACTTGTTGAAGAAATAGTAATTCATGTTCTTGTACTTTGATTCAATTCCACCGCGGTGAGAATTCTTTATAAAGAGTTTTCCGATTTCTATCAATTGCTCTTGTACAAGTTCTTGTAAAATAAGTTTCGCCTCTGACTCTACTCTCTTAACAGCTTCAAGGTTCTTGCTTTCGCGGAAGCTCTTCATAGATTCAAATGTACCGTAGTCCTCGCTATTAAAGTCATCAAAGTCCCATGGATACTTATATGATTTCTGCAATCTGTCGATTTTTTCGAGAGCAACACGAATATAGTCCGGCATCTTATCTAGCGTTATATACTCATCGTTAGGATCATCGAGACGGTCAATGTAAAACTGGACACTCATCTCCAAGAACGCATACCAGAACTCATTGTCGTTAAATGGGTTTAAGAAGTTACCGCCAGTTGTCATGCAAGATTCCTGCATGGATTCAACAATATATCCTGAGAAAATCTTGCTATAGTTGTTTTCAAAGTCAGGAGCAAAGGTGGCGAAAGTACCCAAAGCACGCAAGATCTCCACGTTTCCAAAGCATCGTATACCGCCCATAATCAAGCCACGAATTGCACTCTTACCAGTTCGGGGTAGAATCCTATCAAAAGGCAACTCTCTTGTGCAGTCAGGGTCACCAGTCAATCTGCTATCCTCGGACAATGAAGCATACGTATCCCTGACCATTTCTTGTACTTGATCAAACCCTATTATACCTTGCTGCTTGTTCTTGCAGGTGCTTGGGCTGCGCTCAGGGAACATAACATCTATCATGCCAACCCAACCGGTATTGGGGGGTGGCTTTGCATAGACCGGTGGGAACACGTAGCTTCCGCCATACTTACCGGGCTCAAGATAAAAAATCTTAGTATTCTCTGGAGTACCCTTTTCGGTCTCAATATGTTGATTATAACTGATTCCTAAGAATCCGGGAGTCATCCAAACCGGAACAACATCGTTATCGTCGTCCTTAACTTCAAGTTTCCAGTATGGGCACCACTCACCAACATCCGGATTGTCACCAATCCCTGCTAACTCTGGAGTCATTGTTACTCCGTATTCGAAGTCTCGTCTACTGTAGTTGGGGAATGACGCACCAAAAAGCCAACCAGTACTGTTGTCATATATTTCTTTAGAAAAATCTGTATAGAACTGCTGTGTTACTCGATCGTATTTTGCCTGTGCGGCGCCATAATCCATATCACTCTCAACACCAGACTGATCAACCAAATCCATGATTGCTGCAACTTGCGGAGGCGTGTTGAAGAATCTCTCAAAGTGTTTGTTCAACCTTTCAAAAGCAAATAAGTTTATTCCAGTCAAGCTATCATCGACTGACAAGAATTCGAATCTTTGTGACCCTATAATTTTATTGCCATCCTTAAATGCATCGGCAGCGTTTGCAAAGGCGTCCTTCTGTTGTCCGGGCGAAATGGCAGGATTACCGAGACCATATGCAGATCCTAAGTTAATAGCGCTCATAATCTCTACACGAGTATTATCATCAGGTCGGTTAACTAATGGTGAGCCAGATTTACCATCAGGCTGATAAAGATCTGCATAGAACGCATTTACTTGATATCCAAATCCCCACGTGGACTTTCCATCCCATATGCCATCCAATGCATTAGCGCCCTTATAATATCCCTTTGCATTATCTCTGAAGGCCAGAGAAATATCGGGCGTGTTCTTTCTTGGAAGCTTTGTAAATTTAACAGTGTCGGAACCAAAATTAACTTTAGTCTTAACATTGTAACCGTAGTTTGAAGTATCGACCAGTTCTACATCAGTATCCCACAAGAATCCGACGAAGCCTAATCTGTCAAAACTTCTGTTGAATGATTTTGCGCGGCGCTTATCATTTACAGACTTAAATTCCATGGACTTAGAGATGGGTCGACCCATTCCTTTAATTGTTGAACCATAAAGCGACGAAGTGGATCCGCCTTGAGCAAGGTTTCCAAGTGGATTGAATGTTTCTCGCAAGAAGCCACCAACATATTTTGGATAGGCACCACGAGTGTCACTGAAGAACAACTTGTCAATGACCCATATGATTATAAGCAAAGGAAGCACAACTATGTATGCAACAAATTTAATCAACCAGAGTGGAAGCTCAAAAGGATTACTTGGCACATCTGGTGGTCCGGGGAAGTCCTCCTCTGATGGTTCTCCGTAGTAGGAAACCCACTCAATACCACCAGCTACCTTGTCTTGGTGGACAGTCCATGGATTACCATAAGTGTCCGACAAACACATATTCATGAATCCCCAATCCTTTTGCTTGGAGAAGAAACCACCTTCTCCCAACATATCTGCCGTAAATGTGGCTTCCATCTTTTTAAGACCACCCTCTACGCCTAAGAGTGCTGCTTCTTTCAACTCTTCAGGCTCGTATGGTAGCAATCCATTTTCACAGCCGGGGTCTGAGAACACAGGCGGCATATTAGCCTCAACAAGATTTGGGATACCCATCTGCAGGGTGTTTCCAATATCTTCAAGATCATCTAATAACTGCTCCTTGGCGCTCTCATTGAGTGCTGCACACTGTGCTGGTGACATGCGCCCTTCCAACAATGCGCATCGTTGCTCTTCGAATCTTTGAATTTCTTCTGGCGTAGCACACAGTGTTGGGTTTGCGGGTTGCTGAGCTTCTTCGGGGAACGCCTCTAGTACATCTCTCATGTCTGATCTGACTTGTGCTGGCATCAGCACTCCAACATTCTTAAAGAAGCTTCCAATAGACGTCTTACTGGGGAACGCATCCCGGTATTCGGGGTAGTCATATTCAATGATGTTATCGATGAGGTCAAGAGCCGTACTACTTGGTCCGTCAACAAAAGCCTCAAACATTTCTTCGCGAGTCATAGAGTTAATTGCATCTGCGAAGAAGTTGATTGCTGTGTCTCTATCTGCAAGTGCGGCTCCGCCTACACCGAACTGGTCAACAAGCGATACAACCGTTTCTTCAATTTGAGATATTGAAGCTTGAGGACCGCAAATTGAGTCCCTGATAACGTTATACAAACTCTCTCTACCGCTGAGAAGTTCAGGTAACGAGCCGGCGACTGCGCCAACGGTTTCCAAAGCCTTACAGATAGCATTTCCAATAACCTCGCATATCTTAGCCAGAATCATAAGAAGGATTTTCACAAGCAACATTATCAATAACTTTTTCAAAAGTGCGAATATCAAACCAAGAATATCGCTCAATTTTGGCCAAGCTCTAAATGGATTCTCCATTCGAATCGATACAATGTCGTAAGGCTCGGAGCAGAAAGGCATTGTAAGACTCTTGATAAAGTCCATAATACTTGGATTAAATAAAGGTGGTGATGGACAGTCGAACAAAGCAATGACGGCGGAGATAAGCTGGGCTCCGGGGAAACTGCTTAGATGATCTAAGAGTGCTAGATAGTTGTCTTCGTATACTTCTACCAACCCAAGAACATACGCCTCTAAAACAACGTTTGGATCTAAGCCGCCTTTTTGAGCCGAGGACGGTCCACCAAGCTTATCTGCCAGTGTTCTGTTTTCAGTTGTAGGATCATAACTGCCAATACCGGATGCTTTAGCTGATTGAGTTCCGCCGAATGGACCGGGGCGAGCAGTTCTTCGTTGACGTTCAACAAAATCGTCGTCATCCCAAGGGTGAGTAATTCCAACACCACCGAAGAATGCATCTTGGTTTTGTGCTCTAGGTGACTTGTCGTCAACACCCTCAAACATTTTACCTGACTTAAGATTCTTTCGTACGAGGGCATCGAGTTCGGCGCGTTTCTCTGGTGGCAGACCCACGAAAAGTGCTCCAAAATCTTCAACACCCATCGCTTTAAGGGTGACTAATACAATCCTACCCAGTGCTTCGCCCAAGGTCAAACCCTTGAACAAACACTCCATCGCTTCAAACAACAGATCAAACAAGCCACAATATTTCATTGGACCCAATCCATGACGATAAAGCGAGTCTAAGGAACCCATTCCCATACCACCAAATCCGTGGTATAGAAGTGCTCTCTTGCACATGTTAACAAATATCGGATCTTTTTCGTCAACAGTAAAAAACTGCTGCATCTGCGCTTGACTTTCTTGGTTAAAAATATCCGTGAATGAGGCGCCGGGAGACAGTCCCATTTCCGCTAAATCTTTTCTAACTTCATCCGGGTTGCTTCGACATAATGTGTCGTGAAACTGCTTTGCAATTGCATCTCCAATACTGAAGACCTCATCAAAAATATCTTGACCAAGTTCTTTGAACTCGTTTTCTAGGTTTGCATTAATACAGTCACTAATAGAAGGCTTTCCAATTGGTCCCTCTGGCTTGTATGCGAATATCTCAGGTACTGTGTATTTCTCCAAAAACTCAATCCACGGCATTGGTCTACGTGAACTTGCATCTCGCATCATGTTGTTTTGTTGAGCAAAATACGCGACAGCGGTCTTATCGCGCCAACCACTTTGCCGGCGCAAACTTGCAAGCCTATTCATCCGATAAGTCTTGGCAGGTCTATCCCTACACCCTTCCGTAAAAATTCGCAGCTTTTTAATCTTGTAGTCTCCGGTGAAATGCATTTCCATCTTGGTAATCAATTCATCCGAACTGAACATATCGAAGAAGCTTACGCCTAAAGTAAATCCTCGTGCTGCTAGCCAATTATCTAGTTGATGATATGTGTCAGCTAGGATTCCTGCACCAAACAAACCATCATCGCCATAGTCGCCAAGGTTGAATACTCGCAAGTCGTCTTTAAATTTTAAGTTTCCTCCCTCAGTTGCCCTAAATACTTTCAAGTATCTGTTATAAAGATCTAGAGTTTTTCTCAACCTTGTAACATTTACTTGAACATCTTTTGCCATTAAGACAAACTCTTTGTCCTCTGGGTCCGGAGTGGTATCATAGTCGTCTGCCTCTTCCTCTGGCAGTGGTGGCAGGGCGTCTACATCATCAAAATCTATAGAGTATAATAACTTAAGTCGTGAGCCAGTACGAGCCTCTAGGTAGTAATCAGTGTAATCAGTCACAAGCATTATCTTTTTGACAGTTTCTGCTGAGTCATCTTTCTGAAAATGCTCAAGTAAAATTTGAACTGCCTGATAAGCATAATTTTTGAAGATTCCCTTGAGAACTTCCTCGGCTTCTTCTTCGGTCATACCTTCAACGAAGCCCGTGGTGGTCTCCGGAGTGACCATTGTTATCTGGTACTTACAGCTTTTTTCGTTTAAAATGGGTTCAAGTTGATTTCTCTCCCGCCAATTTGATATGATTGCATACGGATTTGGTACACAATTGCGACACTTCTCAATAGGAGGGGGGACGTCAACGCAGACATCCGGTAACATATCTCCATTCTTGTCTTGAAATTTTAAAAACTGAGACTCACCTTCGCGGGGACCCTGTTCGGTCGCGGGCACCATCGTTTTGTTTTTTGTTAATTTCTTTTTAGGATCGTTTTCTTCAGCCATGATATATCTCTATGTTAAGTGAACATTCCTGCTACAAATATACTTGTAACCACCGGAATTGCAGTAATTGAAGTTTACAAAATTCAAGTTTACGCGGGTCTGATACAACGCTTGCAAGGTCCAGTTTGACATCATAGCGGCATACCAACCAAAGTTGGGGAAAGATCCTCCCCAGTTGTAAAACGGTACCAAAAATGCAAGAATAAAATTATGATACATATTACACAAAGCATGTGCAGTGATACAACTGATAAGGGATTCGGTAACTTCTGCATATTCAAGCAGTGCATCACGTGCCAAATCACCGCGAACCGCGGGCTGCAAGTTTTGAATCTTCTCTAGAGGATGATAAATACCACCGAAAGTAATGTATGTTCCTGTGTGGTTACCTGCGATTAAGTTAATCTGTGGTGCCCTCGTAACGATTCTTCCGCCCATTGAGTTTGTCTCACCAGTCAGAGCATAGCCTTCCGGACCTTGAGCCTCGCCAGTTACGATGTTGACACCCTCGCGACCGATAAGTCGAATAGTATCCGCTTTTGCAGCGATTGAAGCTCTAGCCTTAGATGGCCCAGTAAAACCAGCAGCTAATCCAAAGTTTTTATCCACGTCAGTCAACTGGCTAATTAGGATACGAGCAGCATCAGCAAACATTGAATTGTCTACTACCGCAGTCCCCTCCTCGGTGCCGGGAGGACCCTTACCTCCGCGAGAGTTTGACATTCGACCAACAACCAGATCAATAGAGTTCGCTCTGTTGGAGCCTTTCGCTCCATAACCAGAAGCACAACTGTCCGGACGGTCGGTTCCTAAAACAATATAAGCACCCTCATTAGTTATGACGTATTCATTGGGGCACTGCTTGAACGCTATATTCTGTTGCGGCTGAGGAGTATGAAATATACCATTTTCAGCATACTGGGGGGTTATTCCGGCTTGCTGTCTTTGTGCTGAGGTTGGAGTGTTTTCTTCTGCTTTTGCTGTTTTTTCGTTATTATATATTTTTGTTGACATTTAACACCATTTTTGTTTATGCGGGTGAGCCGACGGTTTCGACTGGCTCGTCATCCATTGGAGATTCTGAATCATTAGCTGTTCCTTCAGCAACTGCGTTACCTGAAGCCAAGTACGCCACGGGGTCAACCGGGATTCCATCCACTCTGATTTCAAAATGTAGGTGAGGACCGGTTGATTTTCCAGTGTTACCAGCTAATCCAATTAACTGCCCCTTCTTGACAACTGAGCCATCTGGAACCGACCAATCGTCCAAGTGGGCGTATCGCGACTCAACTGATTTAGCATTCCCAACTTTACTATGATATAATTTTATATATTTTCCGTAGCCAGTTTTATAGGTCATATCATTAGAATTTACTTTTCGCTTTACTGTGCCATCTGCAATTGCATATATAGGGGTGCCTACCGGGGTTGCATAATCTACACCTTTGTGCATTTTTCGCTCACCAGATTTAGGATCATTTCGCATACCAAAGCCACTACTAATACGGAAATTGCCGTTTAAAGGAGATGACAAGACGTCGCCAATGTTTTGTACTATTTGACCCGGATCAAGACTGTCTAATGATCTTTGTGAGAAAACGGCGCTTGGCGAGGCGCATTTATATCTTTGAGCGACTTCGCTACTAGCATCTCCCACAACTGATGTGATGAAGCCGAAATCCGTGTCGTAGGAAAAGTCTGTCTTATTTAGTTTTAGAAACACCACTGAATTCTTTGTAATTGTGCGTGATTCGTCCTGATCGATTGCTATAGTATACATTCCTTGAATCAGGTGATTTTTAGTTGTTTGGGCTAATCCAGTTGAGCCTTGCGGGCATGGATCGGGAAGATAAGCATGTGGTGAGTTTTCTACTATTTTAACAAAGTATGCGTGTGTTCTTCCTTGTTGTCTTGTATTGCTTTTTACATAACTGCTCCCAACAAGTCCAGCTAGCTCAGTGTTGGTCATCTTATCTCCAGCAATTCGAGTCAATACAACGGCTTTAAACGTATCTTTTCCTTGAAAGGCGTCCTCACCGCCGGCTGATTTTCTGACAGCATCTCCTAAGAGATCGATACCGCCTAAGCCGGTTACAAGATCGGGGAACGAAATTAGGTCTTTAGCCATCTGCTGCTTCCCCTTGTATTAGATTAAATATACTGTCTTTGTCTTCGTCAGAAAGCTCGAAAGAAGTAGCTTGTTCTTTTTTCTGAATTGAAATTATCTTGACCAACTGCTCATTGGAGCGCTGCAATGTTTCGATATGTTTGGCGGCAACAGGGCTGAGGTATTTGTTTTGATCTGGAGACGTTGCTATGCAGTTAGCAATTTCATTAAGGAACTCTCGGGCCGACTTTCTATCGTCGCGAATGTTCCCAAGTGCCTCGTTTATTAATGATTCCAGATCGTTATTGCTCATAATGCCCCATTGTTCCAATTTTGAGTGAAGTAATAATACTTCTTTTTGAACTTCTTAAGAGAATTCACGATTTGCTTGGTGTTTAATCCAGTAATCTCGCGAAGGTATAAATAAATAGCCTTCTTATTAAAAATTTGAATCTCCTCTTTGGAATCAAATAAGACACAAATTGCCTGATATACCTTCAGATCGTTTTCCTTCATTTGTGAAGTATCCCACGATTTAAGTTCCTTGTAAAACAGTTCCCAGAATTCATTCTCTTCTCTTTCGCTGATGTATGACTCTGTGGTTGAGAGATATTGTTCTTCGTAATTTTTTGCTAAGTTATCAAAATTGACTTCTGTTTTGTTTTTTCTTTGCTGTCTTTTAACTTTGTGAATAAACCAGTTTTTTGTAATAACAGAGAAATAAGAGAAAGCTTTTGAACCTTTGGAGGGATTAAACTTATCTAAAATTGTCATCAGCCATATTTTGCATTCATCTCTCAAAGAGTCAATATTTGGCAGATTTGTAAACTTGTATGTAAAAACGATTTTATCAACCATCTCATTAAAAGCTGGTTCAATCCATTTTACATATAGTTCGGTTCTTTCTCTAACACAAGTTGTTTGACAATATCTTATGATTGCATCTTCATGATCTTGTGTAAAGTAATGATTTTTCTTACGACGTTTCTTCTTCGGCGTCTGGGTCGGTGTTTTCGTTTTCGGCATCTTCTTCAATTAGTCCATAAATATATTCGAAGGTCTCTAACTGTTCGTTAAATGACCTTGCATGCTCCATGAGTCCTCCTAGAGTTTCGTCTCCGTAAAACATATCAAGCTCATAGACTCTCTCAAGATGTGTAGCGAATGAATCGACCATCTCCTTGAAGTCATACATTTCCTCTGAGATGGATAACAATTTTACGATGGCGGTTCGGACGTACAGTCCTAAGCCAACATTTAAAACTAAAGACAGTGTGAGGATTATGGATATAATTGTTTCAAGATTTGTCATAAACTTTCTCTCTTATCTCTTTCTTTTGTTGTTCTAAAATTTCTCTATTTTCTTCAATAAATTTTTTAGTAATGTCGCCCGTAGTGCTGGAGGCTTCTTTTGTTTTGGTGACATATGGCTTGTTAAGCAATCGGACAAGACTATTCTCGCTACCACAATGTGGACACTCCTTTAAGTCATCTCCAATCATATGAATAACTTTTGTTATTTCATCGCAGTTTTCACAACTGTACTTAAATATGGGCACTACCGGTCTACCATATTTGTTAGGTCTTGCTCGGTAATTGACGAACTATCACTAATACGTACTGTGGGAGGGTTCTCAACCACAAGACCATCTTCTGTCTCAACTAATGTAAACCCACTAAGAATAGGCACGATGTCCAATTCATTAAGAAGGGATTCTTGAAGCGCCATCATGATAGCGCCCAAAGCTTGGTTTGATAAATGCATTTTTTTACTCCTATAAAGACTCTATGTCATTTTCATTTAATGTTATTATATCATTGTTTTTGTTTCTGTATACTTCAAAGTTTGTGTACTCATACACGCTTCCACCCGTCGATTTATAAAAATGAGTCTTGGCGTCAACGATTACTCCGGTGCCGGCGTCTTTTACAATGTCTCCATCGGCATAGTATTCATACCACTTAACGAGTTGCCCAACAACAAAATCATGGCGCGGCAATTGATTTCAAGTCCTCATCATACATCATTCTTGCAAGACCCTTGAACTTAACCTTTGGTTCCCATCCAAGTTTTTCTTTTGCCTTTGTGGGATCTC